CAGAATGGTATTTATACAGTAACTGATGCAGGATCTCCTACTACACCATGGATACTAACTAGAGCTACAGATGCAGATAACTCTCCGGCAGGTGAATTATTAAATGGTGACTTTACTTTTATTCAACAAGGTGTAACATACGGAGGTTTTGGATTTATCTTAAATACCACAGGAACAATTACTGTAGGAGTTACTGCTATAAACTATGTTCAGTTTAATGCAGCCCAAGTAGTTGCTGCAGGATATGGACTTCAGGAGCTTACACCTAACGTGCTTTCAGTAGATACATCTTTGATAGCTACAGTAGCCAGTTTAGGATCATATCTAACTTCAGCTTCTGCAGCCCTTACTTATTATCCTCTTACAAACCCATCAGGATACATATCAGGTATAACTTCTTTGGATGTTACCACAGCATTGGGATACACTCCTTACAATGCAACAAACCCTGCAGGATATATCACAGGTATTACTTCTTTAGATGTAACTACTGCACTAGGATTTACTCCATATGATGCTACTAACCCAGCTGGGTATATTACATCTGCAGCTTTATCACCATATCTTACTTCTGCTACAGCAGCCTCTACATATGTACCTCTTACTAGAACCTTAACTATTAATGGTACTACACAAGATCTATCTGCTAATAGAACATTTACAGTAACAGCACCAGACCCTGCAGGATGGACTACAATAGTGAAAAGCGCAAATCAGGATGTGACGAATAATGCAACGCCTCAAGATGACACAGAGTTACAATTTTCAGTGGTTGCTGGAGGACACTATATGGTTGAAATGAATATATGTTATTCAGGTAACAATGCTACAGGTGATTATTTATGGAGGTTTGCAGTTTCTGCGGGTACAATGAAAGCAAGAGGTATAGCAATCATATTTTCAACAGCGATGGCTCCCACACTACAAGCAGTTACCGCAGGTTCACCAGGTGCAGCCACAACTGGAAATATTCAATGTGGAGTAGCAGGTACTGACCTAGATGAACTACATACAACAACTGCAACTTTTAATTTTTATGCCTCAGCAAATGGAACTTTTAAATTTCAGTTTGCAAACAATGCAGCAGCAGCGGGTAGAATATCACGAACCTGGAAAGGTTCAATTTTAAAGTATAAAAGAATAGATTAATCCACTTTTTTTTGTATATTAAGTATATATACTTATTTTTTATAATTAATAGACATGAAAGCTTTTCTTTTAAAAATTTATGCATCTCTTCTTTTACCAGTTGTACTATTTTTTGCACCTATTTATGTTATGGTGTTTTTAGTAGGATTAGCTACAATTGTAGATACCTGTTTTGGTATATGGAAAGCAAAGTCACTAGGAGAAGTTTGTGATTCTAAAAAGTGCCGCCAGGGCCTAATACCAAAGGTAAGATCATATGTAGGAATTGTACTTCTTCTTTTTGTAGCAGACTACTATATAGTAAATGAACTTACTAAGCTTTTTATAGATATTGACTTTGTATCAACAAAACTTGTATCTTTAGGTCTAATTGTTATTGAAGTTAAATCAATGGATGAGTCTTTTGAAAAAGTAAAAGGCTATTCTTTTATTGGTAAACTTTATGACAATCTGAGGAACATAAAGAAAGTAAAAGATGATATGCAGCCATGAAGATTAACTGGATAAATGTAATAATTGTAGCAATAACCTGGGCACTAGGAATAGCTGTCCTAATAGCTCTACTCAACTCTTGTTCTATTGAACATCACTTAGCTAAAGCCCAGAAGCATATTGACATTGCTAAGAGAAAGGGTGCAGTAATCAAACCGGATACTGTTTGGCACTATGAGTACAAGACAGAAACTGTATTTGATACAGTAACAAATACCTATAAAGAAATCCTGAAGAAAGATAGTAGTGTAAGAACAATCAACAATACTATTGCACCGGGCATGTCACGCCAAGAAAGAATAGCTCTAGAATCCTACTACAAGCATCTAGAGAAGATGATGAAGCTACAGAATGATTCTTTATCTAAAGAACTAAAGGCTTATATCAAAACAAACAGACAGCAGAATAAAACACAGAGGTATGTCATCCGACAGGAGAACAAGCAACCATGGGCCTGGGTGATCCTTGCAGCTGTAATATTAATCATTATCTTAGTGCTCAAGAAAATATTTAAACTATAGATATGTTAACTACACAACAAGCACTTAAGAAGTATGGCACTCCAAATGAAACAGGATCCGGATATCTGGTTACTGTTAATCTTCCTTATCCTATGCGTATTGCTTGGGATACAGATACTACTGTATCAAGAATGAGATGTCATAAGGATGTAGCTAGTAAGTTTGAGGCTGTGTTCAAAGATATTCTAGCTCACTATGGTTTTGATAAAATAAAGGAACTAGGAATAGATTTATATGGTGGATGTTTTAACTACCGCAAAATGCGTGGAGGATCTGCTTGGTCAAAACATGCCTGGGGTATTGCTGTAGATCTTGATCCTGCACGAAACACATTAAAGGAAACATCAAGGACAGCTAGATTTGCTAGACCAGAGTATAAAGCAATGATAGATATCTTTTACAAGCATGGGTTTGTTTCTCTAGGACGGGAGAAGAACTATGACTGGATGCACTTTGAAATTAAAGAATAAAGTTATGATAGTAAGAAACAACTGGAAAGTAAAGAATAAGCAATGGGATAAGTTTGCTTTGAGACTTAGACTAGGCAAGATAGATTTTCTAACGGTAGAAGTTGATATTTCAAGAGAGTTCTATATGATTACCATATTAAACTTTACATTGAAGAATAGATAATACTTAAACTATTACTTTAACCCAGCAGGATTAACTTGCTGGGTTTTTTATTTTTAAATAAACGAAGTTTAAACTTTTATTGTATATTTGTGTAAACTTAAAAAAATAAATTATGAAAGAACCAGCAGAAGAACAAGGAATGACACATGAAGAACTGGTAGCTAGAAAAGAAGAAATGCTTATCTATTACAAAGAGTCAATGCCGTATCTTCAAGCACAATTTGAGTATGAAGATCTACTTGCAAAAATTGATGAAGTAAGATTTAAAAGAACTCAGTATCAAATTCAAATGGCAATGTTGATGAATCCACCACAAGAATCTGACTCACCTGATGAATTACACCAAGAGCTTCAGAAAGAAAGGAAGCTTAAAAAATCTTAATTATGGCCTTAGTAAACCAAGTACAGAAGCGTGTCAAAATGCCTAAGTGGGAGGTTGTTAAATTTCAGATACTTACTCACTGTTATATTAATCGTATAACAGTGAGTGAATCTGATCTTAACTGTTTGACTTTACTTAGCTTTAATCAACCTGTTGAATTGACACATTTTTGCTATGATGCTTCAGCTGAAGAAGATTGGATTTTTAAAACACCACAGACTGTCCGTAACTGTATTAATAAAGCTGAAAAAAACAAACTTGTAATAAAAGATGCAAATAACAAAAAGGTTATTATGCTTAATCCTACATTACAGATACAAACAGAAGGTACTTTACTACTTGATTATAAAATTCTAGCCAATGATCCCCAAGAAGCCGGAAACAATAATTAAAGAAGTAGCAGAAGAAAATGATCTATCTGAATCAATGGTAGATGACATTGTAGGTTTTTATTATAAAGAACTAAGAAAAAAACTTTCAAGTTTAGAAGACATCAGAATAAACATACCGGGTTTAGGTCACTTCTTAATTAAAAAAAAGTCAGTAGATAATATGACTAAGAAGTATACTAACTTAGTAAACAAATACAATTCAGAAACCTTCAGTAATTATCATAACAAAAAGCTAGCAGAGGCAAAATTAGAAAAGCTTAAAAAAGCATCTAAAAAAATAGATGAGTTCCTAACAGCAAAAAAAATATTTAAACATGTCAAACAGACTAAAACAAATATGGAAGAACCGGAAACAGATTGTTGAAGGTATAACTAATGCGGTTATAAGAGATGAATTTGTAGAAGATGTTGCTAGAGTAAGAAGAGAACTGTGTGACCAGTGTCCAAGTAAAGGAGATGAGTGTGTAATGCCAGGGACGGCACCATGTTGCAATGAGTGTGGGTGCTCTCTTGCATTTAAAACAAGATCACTATCATCAGAGTGCCCGGCCGGTAAATGGAAAGCACTCATATCAGAAGAAGAAGAAGATAAACTAGATAACTTAGACTAATATGAAACCAGAACAAGTAAATTATGACTCAGAACTAGAGCATAGTATTTATGGAACAATAAGTACTACAACTACTGAAGGACTTTGGTCACAGATCACGGCTAATGATGGTAATGTATATAAAACACCTATAGCTCTTTTAGAAGAAAGAATGGATAAACTTGAGTTAGATAACAAACTTCTAAGACTTAAGATACTTGGTATGGAGGGTAAGTTTACTCAGGAAGAAATAAGTAATATCCGGAAGATGCTTATGTCAAATGATGAAGCATCAATTACAGTAGCTGATTGTATAATAGAGAACTCATGAGTATAATATTTAACGCAGCAGATCATAGCTACAAAAGTATTGAGGCGGATGATATAAATTGGATAAGTGTTACATCACTTGTTTCTCAGTTTAAAAAACCGTTTGATGCTAAAAGTATAGCTGAAAGAGTGACTAAGAGTAAAAGATCAAAATGGTTTGGTATTCCTCCTAAAAAGATTCTTGAGATATGGGAAAATGAAGCCAACCGTGCTACAACTCTTGGTACCTATTATCATAATCAGAGAGAAGCAGACTTATGTTCGCTAGCATCTCTAGAAAAAGATGGTGTTACTATTCCTGTTATAGCTCCTGTACCTGAACTAGAAGGATTAAAGCAAGCACCATTACAAAAATTAGATCCGGGAGTATATCCTGAACACATGGTGTTTTTAAAGTCTGCCGGTATCTGCGGTCAGTCAGATTTAGTAGAAGTGGTAAATGATCAGGTATTTATAATAGACTACAAGACTAATAAAGAGATCAAGACAGAATCTTATGTAAATTGGGAAGGTATATCAGAAAAACTACAGTTTCCTGTAAACAACTTAGATGATTGTCATTTTAATCACTATGCTTTACAATTGAGTATTTATATGTATATTATACTCAAGCATAATCCAAAGTTAAAACCAGGTAAGATGTTTATTCATCATGTTCAGTTTGAAACAATGGGTGAAGATGAATACGGATATCCAATTACTAAGTATACCTCTGAGGGTGATCCTGTAGTTAAAGATGTTGTAGCAATAGAAATACCGTATTTAAAAGATGAAGTAATTAGTATTATTAACTGGTTACATGAAAACAGAGGACTAATTAAAAAGAAATGATAGTTAAATTATTTGATGTTCAAAACGGAGTAGTAATACCTAGTGAACATTGTTATACACTTAAGTCACTAAAGGATATAATGGATAACTATCCGGATAATTATCTTAAGATATATCTGTATCTATTTTACATGACCTGCCCTAATCCAGATATGAACCCATTCTTTAATGTACCTCACATGGATAAAGAGGATATTATCCTTAAAGAAATTGAAGCAGATTTTTCTACTGAAGATGATGATATCTTTACTGCACTTAAAGCATGTGAGAGAATGTATGAAACGCCTACCTCACGCGCGTATGAAGGTATGCAGAAGGCCCTTGATAGAATATCCAGATATCTTGGTAGTGCACCAATTACAGATGGTAAAGATGGTAACATAGCACAGATTAGAGCATTGGCTAAAGACTTTGATGGTATTAGGCAATCATTTAAAGGAGTGTATAAAGATCTTCAGGAAGAGCAGCAGAGCAAAGTAAGAGGTGGTCAAGGATTAGCATATGATTCATAATGGAAGCATTCTGGGAAAACATACCAACTTGGGATAACGGTACTTGGACTACTACATCTTTTGCAACAAGAGATGAGTTACGTGTGTTCTTACTTACCATATTTAAAGAGCCCGGTCAATATAATTTTAATCAAGACTCTAGTAATATCTTTAATGAGCAAGCTCGGATATTTAAGTCTGAAAAAGTATACTGCACAGCACCCTTTAAATCTAAAGACTTTCTAGCTTACTGGGATGATCAAAAAACAAAATGCCGGAATGGTGTATTAGTAAAGTCAGGTAAAGAAACTTGGTACCTTGCAAGAGAGTATTACATGTGGCTAAACTTCTTACCTATCTTTAACAAAGAGATACAAGCATTTGGATTTGCTGATATCCGTGATGCTCAGTATCATATGGCTCTGTATGAGCAATTAGCAGAATTACACTATAAGCATGCTGCTATTCTTAAGAAACGTCAGATAGCTTCTTCTTATTATCATGCTGGTAAACTTATCAATCAGCAGTGGTTTGAAGCCGGTGTCACACTTAAGATGGGTGCATCACTAAAAGACTACATCAATGAGAAAGGTACATGGAAGTTTTTAAATGAATATGCAGCCTTCTTAAATGAGCATACTGCATGGTACCGTCCTATGTCACCAGACAAGGTTATGATGTGGCAGCAAAAGATTGAAGTAAGAAAAGGAGATAGAAAAGCAGAAGTGGGTCTTAAAGGTACTATACAAGGTATGTCATTTGAGAAAGATCCTACTAATGGTGTTGGTGGACCGGTTAAGTATTTCTTTCATGAGGAAGCTGGTATTGCCCCCAAGATGGATACAACATATGGTTATATTAAACCTGCACTTAAGTCAGGTATGATAACTACAGGTATGTTTATAGCTGCAGGATCTGTGGGTGACTTGGATCAGTGTGAGCCCTTAAAAGAAATGATTCTTAATCCGGAAGCGCAGGATATATATGCAGTAGACACCAAACTTATAGATAAAGACGGTACTATAGGAACATCAGGTTTGTTTATTCCTGAACAATGGTCAATGCCGCCTTATATTGATGACCATGGTAATTCACTTGTAGAAGAAGCTCTCCAGGCTTTAGATGATTACTTTGAGCAGTGTAAGAAAAAGATGTCACCAGAAACATATCAGCTTGAAGTATCTCAGCATCCAAGGAATATAGAAGAAGCATTTGCCCACAGAAAAGTATCTATATTCCCTCAGCATCTTGTTACTGCTCAGTTAAGAAGAATAGAAGAGAAGGAATACGCATATGAGTTCTTGGATATATTTAGAGATGAAACAGGAAAGCCTAAAGTAAAAGAAACAAATAAACTTCCTATATCTGAATTTCCAGTTTCTAAAAAGACAGAAGATAAAACCGGATCTTTTGTAGTATGGGAGCGGCCAGTAAAAGACCCAGAGTTTAGAATGTATTATGCATCTATTGACCCCGTATCAGAAGGTAAGACAACTACCTCAGAATCACTATGTTCTATATATGTAATGAAAGCTCCGGTTCAAGTAAAGAGACATACAGGTGTTGAAGTTGAGCACTATATAGAACAAGACAAAATAGTTGCAGCTTGGTGCGGTAGATTTGATGACATAAAGAAAACCCATGAGAGACTAGAACTTATAATAGAGTGGTATAATGCATGGACAGTAATAGAGAATAACATATCACTGTTTATACAGTATATGATCTCAAGAAAAAAGCAAAGGTATTTAGTACCTAAGAATCAAATATTATTTCTAAAAGATCTTGGTGCTAATGCTAACGTATTCCAGGAGTATGGTTGGAAGAACACCGGTATATTATTTAAGTCACATCTTCTATCTTATGTGATTGAATACACAAGAGAAGAATTAGATACTACAACTAAAGAAGATGGTACTATTGTAAAAACTACATATGGTATAGAACGTATTCCTGATCCCAT